GCGTACTGGGCTAATAAGGTTAAGTGGTAATTTTAAAAAGTAGTTGACAAAAGTATTAATTTCTGATATAGTCCACCACTATGAAAACCTGCCCTATTGCCACCCACGACATCAAAGTCAACCTTGCCAATCGAGACAAGGCTTTTAAGCAATACGGGTATGGCCCTGCTAATCCAGAACTAAGCAACGGAGCCTTCTGGAACGAAAAGGCTAATGAGTGGCAGACTGATGTTAAACAAGCTAAGTCGATGCGCTGCGGTAACTGCTCCGCTTTCATCCAGACTTCTCAGATGCTCAAATGCATCCATGACGGTATTGACGAAGAGAAGGATAGCTACGCTCAAGATGTCATGGATAGTGCCAAGCTAGGCTACTGTGAACTCTTCGACTTCAAGTGTGCAGCTGATCGTACCTGTTCCGCATGGCTCGTTGGTGGCCCTATCACAGACGCTAACGAACAAGAGGTTGACGATGAACCTTTCAGTGATTCCACTGAAGATTACGAGGATAACAATTAATGGCTATTGAAAACGAAAAAGAAGTACAGTTCGAGGAACCTAGCGAAAACGATAAGGAACTCGTATCGTGGGTCATGGATCATTGCGAAAGATGGCGTGATTGGCGTGATGCCAATTATATGTCCAACTACGAAGAGTACGAACGTATCTTCCGTGGTCAATGGCAAGCTAGTGACTCCACTCGTGAGTCAGAGCGTTCACGTATCATCTCCCCTGCCACTCAGCAAGCTGTTGAGACATCCCATGCTGAGATCATGGAAGCTGTGTTCGGTCAAGGCGAATTCTTCGACATTGAAGATGACGTTAAGGACATCAACGGTCAGCCTATTGACGTATCCATGTTGAAAGCCATGATGATGGAAGATTTCAACAAGGACAAGATCCGTAAGAGTATCGACCAGATTGGCTTGATGGCTAAGATCTACGGTACAGGTATCGGTGAGCTGGTCGTGAAGACTGTTAAAGAGTACATTCCAACTACTCAGGCTATCCCCGGTGTGATGGGTCAAGCAGCCATTGGAGTTGTTGAGAAGGATCGTATCTCTGTCTCGTTGAACCCTATCAACCCTAAGAACTTCTTGTTTGACCCTAACGGTACATCAGTGGATGACTGTATGGGTGTAGCTATTGAGAAGCCAGTGAGTTTGCATAAGATCGTAGCTGGAATGGAGTCAGGTATCTATCGCAAGGTAGACATCACTCCTTACATGGACGATGACTCTCTAGAGGCTACTCAGGAACTACGTCAGTTCCAAGACGGTAAAGCTACGATGCTCACGTACTACGGCTTAGTGCCTCGTGAGTACTTGATGAAGCTCGAAGGTGAAGGTAAGGAAGTTGTAGACCTCTTTCCTGAAGACTCAGCAGCTGATGACTACTCTGACTTGGTTGAGGCTATCATCGTTATCGGTAACGGTAATCTTCTCTTGAAGGCTGAAGAGAATCCTTACATGATGAAGGATCGTCCTATCATGACGTACCAAGACGATACAGTACCTAACCGTCTGTTGGGTCGAGGTGTCGTTGAGAAGGCTTACAACATGCAAAAGGCCATCGATGCTCAGTATCGTGCCTACCTAGACTCATTGGCCTTGACTACATCGCCCATGATCGCTATGGATGCTACTCGCTTGCCTCGCGGTGCTAAGTTTGAAGTCAAGCCCGGTAAAGCTCTCCTGACTAACGGTAATCCCTCTGAGATCATGATGCCGTTCAAGTTCGGTAGCACAGATGGTAACGCACCAGCGGCAGCTCAGAACTTCGAGCGTATGCTCTTGCAAGCTACTGGTACGATGGACACCAATGGCATGATCTCCCAAGTCTCTCGTGATGCCTCTCAAGGTGGTATTTCGATGGCTGTGGCTTCCTTGATCAAGAAGAATAAGCGTACCCTCACGAACTTCCAAGAGTATTTCCTGTCTCCTTTCATCAAGAAGGCAGCTTTCCGATTCATGCAGTTCGATCCTGAGCGTTATCCCTCAGCTGACTTGAACTTCGTACCTACAGCGACTCTAGGTATCATGGCTCGTGAGTACGAACAATCACAGTTCATCGCTCTCTTGCAGACCTTAGGCCCTAACACTCCTGTTCTGCCTCTGATCTTGAAGGGTGTTATCGCTAATTCTTCTCTGTCTAATCGTGCTGAGATGATTGCAGCTCTCGATCAGATGGCTCAACCTAATCCTGAAGCACAACAGATGGAGCAAATGCAGCAGCAACTAGCTATCCAAGCTGCTCAGGCTCAGATTGCAGTCAATACTACACAGGCTGAACGCAATAAAGCTGAGGCTATGAGCACGATGGTGGAGACTCAGTTGAAGCCTCAAGAGGTTCAAGCTAAGATTATCGCCTCATCTACTAATAATTTACCTAATAATGATGAATTAGCTAGCAGAGAGTTCGATAAACGTGTTAAAATTGCTGACTTAATGCTTAAAGAAGCTGACATCAAGAACAAAGCGAAGATTGTTGAGTTACAGATGAGCAAATATAAGCAAGATCAGATGGGAACTGAGGCTGATTTCCTTAAACAGCTCACCGAAGGCTTGAAATAATGGACATTAACACTTTAGAAGAGAAATTAGGTATTGCTAACCTCTCCGATGCTGAAAAACTAGCTCTAGTTAAAGGTATCGAGAGTAACGTACAAGCTTCTAAGGCTGCTGTTAAGGCTCAGGAGGCTGGTCAGTACGCCTCCTTAGTCGTTGATGCCATTAAACGTATCAAGAACGACCTAGAGACTCGATTCAATGAGTTAAACGGTATCATCGACGTTAAAGCTAAGTCTCTACAGGATGGTAAAGACGGCATTGACGGTAAGAATGGTAAAGATGGTAGAGACGGTAAAGATGGCAAGGATGGTATCTCCATCACTGGGCCTAAAGGTGACAATGGAGCTGATGGCGTAGACGGTGTAGGCGTACAAGATGCCTACATTGACTTCGATGGTTCTTTGATCATCAAACTCACTGACGGTAAAGAGTTAAACGTAGGCGAAGTAGTGCCTATGGATGTCGCTGAGAAGATTAAAGTCATCGGTAACGGTGGTGGAACATCTCAGTCCGTATTGGACAGTTTAGCTAGTCTTCAAGCTCAGATCGATTCTATTAGCGGTGGAAGTAGCGGGTTAACTTACAAAGGTACTTGGAACGCTTCTACGAACACACCTACGCTTGCTTCTAGCACAGGCACTAATGGTTGGTACTACGTTGTTAGCGTAGCAGGCTCTACTAACTTAAACGGTGTTACTGATTGGCAAGTAGGTGATTGGGCTATCTACAACGGCTCTACATGGCAGAAGCTTGATCAGACTAACTTAGTTACTTCCGTAGCTGGTCGCACAGGCGCTGTAACGCTATCTAATACTGACATCAGTGGCTTAGGCACAATGTCTACTCAGGCAGCGTCTAACGTAGCAATCACAGGTGGCGCTATTGACGGAGCTACAGTAGGCGCTACAACCCCTGCTGCTGGTACGTTTACTACGTTGACTGCTAACAGCACAGCACAGTTTGGTCGTAGTTCAGCTAATTACGTTCAAGCCGTTGGTGCTGCTTCTGCGGCTGGCCCTGTAGTTTCCTCTCAAGGCTCAGACACAAACATTGATCTAAACCTGACTACAAAAGGTGCTGGTTCAATTAACTTCAATACAGGCAATGGCATTGGTTTTAGAGTAGCAGATTCAGGAACAACATCATCTGCGTATTGGGTTGCTTACGGAACAAACGGCGGCGCAATTATGCGTGGAACATCTGCATCAAGTGTTGCTATTCAAGCAGCATCTGCTGTACCTGTTCAGTTCATGACAAACACTAATACTGAGCAAATGCGTGTATCCCACACAGCCTCTGCTGTGAACTACGTACAGGTTACTGGTAGCGCAACTCTTACAGGCGCACCAACAATTTCAGCTCAAGGTAGTGATTTCAACATTCCTTTGCGGCTAGTTCCTAAAGGCACTGGTGCAGTTACTTTAGCTAATAGTTCAGGTTGGTCTGGACTTGAAGTCACTACGGTAAACAGTCCAAACTATTTCACAATGGCTGGAAGAGCCACAGGTTTTGGCCCTACTTTTAGTGTTGCTGGTGTTGACACAAACATCCCCCTAGTCCTTCAACCAAAAGGCACAGGAGCCTTACAAGCCCAACAGACAGACTCTACAGCCACAGGTGGTAATGCTAGGGGTGCTAATGCTGTTGATTGGCAGATGAGCAGAACTGCTGCTTCTCAAGCTGCAACAGCGCAGTTTTCAGTAATTGCTGGTGGCTACGCAAATACCGCTTCTGCGTATGCGTCCAATATTACTGGCGGACAATTTAATACAGTTCAAGGCAATTACAACTTTATTGGTGGCGGTGCTTCTAATACGGCAAACAGTAGTTTTGCAAGTTCTTACTCTGCGATTGTTAGTGGTCAATCTAACCAGTCAAACGGTTTTTACAACTTTATTGGTGGCGGTTTTACCAACGCAGGAACATCTGCTTCTGCTGTAACAACGCAGTCTGCAACAATGAACGGCACAACAGCCGTGACTTTAAGCGGTTCAAACGCCTCAATCAAAGTTGGTCAGATTATTACTGGCACTTCAATCGCTGGTGACACCTACGTTGCTGCTATTTCAGGTACTTCACTGACACTCAGCAAGGTTGCTAGTGGCTCATCAACATCAACCCTATCTTTCTTCACCCCTCACGGAGTAGTAGTAGGTGGAGGTAACAACCAAGCCACAGGCTCTTACAGTTTCATCGGTGGTGGTGGTGACGCTGGTACTGCTGCGAATAGGAACGTGGCTAGTGGGGATTGGTCTACTGTGGGCGGTGGTTGGGCGAATAAGGCAACAGGTCAAGGCTCTACAGTTTGTGGCGGCGGTAATATTGGTGGCTCTGTTTACGGAAATACAGCAAGTGCTACATCGTCTTTTGTTGGCGCTGGTGTTGGTAATACAAGTTCAGGTTTTGCTTCTGTTATTGTGGGCGGCTTTCAAAACCTAGCAAACAGTCAATACGGCTCGATACTTGGTGGAACTTATGGGACAACTAGGGCTATTTCTGGTTATCAAGTATTCCCCGCACATAACAACCCAATAACGCAAGCACAAGGTATTACGCAAGCCGCTATGGTTGTGCTTGCCCGTCAAACAACAGACGCTACTGCAACAGTGCTTTGCTCTGATTCAGGTGCAGCATCAACAACCAACCAAGTAATCCTACCCAACAACTCAGCCTATTATTTCAGAGGAACTGTGGTTGCTGGTGTAACTGGTGCGGGTAACACATCGTCTTGGAGCTTTGAAGGAACAATCAAACGTGGCGCTAACGCAGCATCAACAGCTCTTGTTGGTACGCCAGTGCTTAACTTAATTGGACAAGACTCAGGTGCATCTGCATGGGTTGTTGCATTGACAGCAGACACCACCAATGGTGGACTCGCAGTAACGGTAACAGGACAGGCTTCCACAACAATCCGTTGGGTTGCCAAAATTGAAACAACGGAAATGACTTACTAAGGAGAGCCTTATGGCACTAAAAATTACAGCAATCAACAACACTAACGGACAGCCTGAGACTCAAGCCTACGCTCGTATCACCAACTTCTTCGGTACTAAAGACCAAATCCAAGTTCAAGTTGAGGTTCACGCTACTGAGCAAGCCCGTCAAGCAGGCTGGCCTTCAGTGGCTCAACACGCTCATTACATCAACATGGAAGACCTCTCAGGTGACTTGATTCCTGCTATGTACTCCGTGTTGAAGACTTTGACCGTGTACCAAGGCGCTGAGGATGTCTAATGACAATCCAAACTAATCACGTTACCAATGTACTTAACGGTACAGGGGTCACGAAATTACAATCTAACGGAGTGACCACCAATGCCTTGGCTTGGGTGAACTTTAATGGCACAGGTACTGTTGCTATCCGTTCAAGCTACAACGTATCAAGCATCACAGATAATGGAACTGGTGATTACACGGTCAACTTTACTACAGCATTGAGTGACGCTAACTATGCAGTTACTGGGTGGTCACAAGCAGCTTTTGTAAATCAGCCGTATTTATCTACGATAGTTTCAACGACAACAAGTGCAGTTCGTTCAACATATCTTACATACACCGCAGGTTCTTATGCAGATCCGTCAATTGTATGTATTTCTGTTCATGGAAACTAAAAAATAACATGACGCAAGTAATTATCTTTACAAACAACAACGGTGGCGTAAGCGTCTGCATCCCAACAGGCGAGATGGACATTGAGGCGGTCAAAGCCAAAGACACACCAAGCCATTCCATCATCGTGGACAGCGCAGACCTGCCTCAAGCAGACAATGACTTCTTTAATGCTTGGGAACTCAACGGTGGGGTAGTAACGATCAATTTAACTAAAGCTAAGGCAATCACCAAAGATCGTCTACGCGCTGAACGTGAGCCTTTATTGGCTGCACAAGATGTACTGTATATGCGTGCTATTGAAGCTGGCTCGGATACCACAGCTATCGTGGCTGAAAAGAACCGTCTGCGTGACATTACCAATGGTGTAGATATTTGCACGACAACTCAAGAGCTTAGAGATTTAAAAGCTGTTTAACTAAAGAAAATCATCATGGCACTCATTAAATCAGTAGACACAGACTTCGGTATCCCTGCAACTTATTGGAACATCGGAGCAGTACAAGAAGACTTCAAAGGCCAAGGCACTGAAGTGACCTTCTACGGCTACGCATCCAAGGAAGCCCGTGATGCGGGTAAGCAACCCTTGAGCGCAGGTAAGGTTCAGATTGCTGGTGACGAGTACGTTGCAGGTGCTGATCGTGCTGCTTTGTATGCCATCATTAAGCAAAAGCCTGAGTTTGAAGGCGCTCAAGACGCTTAATTAAAAATATTTACTAAAAAGGTATTGACAAAGAGTACTTTTTAGTATACATTACGTACTTATTAACTAAGAGGTTCTCCATTATGGATAAAGAACTAACTGTACAAGATTTATCGAAATTCTACGATGATGCCTTCGACATGATGTCCACTCAAGGGTGGAAAGATCTCATGGAAGACATCCTCAAAGTAAAGAATAGCTACGACAAACTATCTTCTGTCACGGAAACACACCCTCTAGACTTTCGTCGTGGACAGATGGATATTTTGAACTGGTTATATGGCTTGAAGGAAGCCTACAGCCGTACTTATAAGGATTTGCAAGAGACTGGTGAGGTGTGATAAATGCCTCGTCGTATCTTTGAATTCTTATGTGAGAACGGTCATCGCACTGATGCTTTTGTAGACGCAGAGTGCCACGCAACTCCCTGTAGGGAATGTGGTTCTGATTCTAAGAGAGTAGTTAGCGCACCTACCATGAAGTTAGAAGGCTGGACAGGCTCTTTTCCGACAGCTTATGACTCATGGGAACGAAAGCGAGCTGAGAAGCTTGCCGTAGAAAGAAAGCAGAACTCATAAGTAGAGATACCGGGTTCATATTTTAAATAGACTCCTAGAACCATACATCTTATACGTGTGGCAGGAAAAGGAATTAGTATATGTTAGTAGATGATAACGAAGATAGTACTGTAGGTGAACTCGACGTAGTTGAACAACTCACCTCACCGCCCAAGATTGAAGAAGATCACGTAGTTGAAGACACAATCCCTGAGAAATACAAAGGGAAGTCCGCACAAGAGATTATTCGGATGCACCAAGAGGCTGAGAAGCTCATTGGTAAACAGGCCCAAGA